CGGGTGCTCTTCCGAACTGGGAAAAGGAGAGGAGAGCTGAAGAAGATCCTGATAGAGGAACTATAGTACAATTTGCATTTGGGGATTTAAATAATTTTTCAAATAAAATTAAATATATTGTAGATGAAAATATAACAATAAATAAAGAATTAAAATTACCATTCAATTCAGACTCATTTAAAAATATATTAGCAGCAAATAAAGATTTAGAAAGTGGTAAACTTTCATTAACTGAAGAAGGATTTATGAAATTAGAATTTCAATCAGAAGATATAAAGACTTTATACTATATGGTAAGAAAAGAAGATGCCACATATGTATAATAAATTGACCTAAGGGCGCAAGTTTTAAATTATTTATTAACCGCTGATCTTAATGACAGCATAAAAACAAAGTGATATGAGTACACATTTTTTAGAGAGATCACACCATCCGTTTGATCTATTATTTCGAAACCTGTTTGAAACAGGAACCCAATTTACACCGGCTACTGAAGCCAAACAACAATACCCAATTAATATTTTTGAAGATGATATAGGTTTAACTTTTGAGTTAGCTTGTACTGGCATTCCTAAGGATGCTATTGAAGTTAAATTAGAAGGAGATCTAATCAGTTTTAATTATGATAAGGAGAAAACACCAGAATCTTCTTCTCGAAACTATATCCATAGAGGAATTGCAAAACGTTCTTTTAATTTAGGATATAAAGTAGGAACTAAGTTTGACCTTAAAAAAGCAACAGCTAATTTTCATGATGGTTTACTAATTGTGACAATTCCATTTGCAAAAGAAGCTATGCCAAAAGTTTTAAAAATTAACTAACCAAAAGCGCCCTTTAGGTTGGTTTATTAAAACTATTTTCGTATATTACATCATAATTAAAAAATTAAAGTTATATGACTATTATTAGAGACCCATTATTAGAGCCTTATTTTATAGGCAAAGATGCATACTGCTATACAGCGTATGAAGTGATAACACCACAAAAAAAATATTTAGCTGAAGGTAGCAAAGGCAAAAATTATGAAAAACCAATAGGCCATTATGCTGATTTTGGTAATGCTCTAGAAGCAATTATGAAAGCTCAATTAAACGAAAAAAATGGAGAATATTCATCCATCCAAGAATATTTGGATAAATGGAATAAAATAAAATCAAATTTAAATAACATTAAAGAAAAAATTGGAATATGAATTTAGAAGCATTATTTAACGCTGTTATAGTTAAACCAATTGAAGCAGAAGAAACAAAGTATGGTTCAATTGTAGTCCCTGATATGGGAAAAGATGTAAATGAACATGGAGAAATAATAGCAGTAGGACCTGGTCAACACACAATTTCAGGTACATTTATTGAAACTATGAGTAAAGTTGGAGATATAGTAATATTACCAACTCAAGGATTTACAAAGTTACAACATGATGGGGAAGATTATTATGTTGGTCCTGAAAATCAAATCTTAGCTAGAGTAAAAAAAGAAGTTGATTATGAAAAAATATTAGAAGAAACTGAACCTTTAAAAGAATAAAAATGAGTAAAATTATAGAATTTGGCCCTGAGGGGAGAAATAAATTAGTAAAAGGAATTGATACATTAGCTAATGCTGTAGTATCTACATTAGGACCCAATGGGAGAAATGTAGTAATTGAAAGACCTAACCAGTCACCTATATCTACAAAAGATGGAGTTACAGTAGCAAAACATATAAATGTAAGTAATCCTATAGAAAATTTAGGTGTTAACTTAGTTAGAGAAGCATCTATAAAAACAGCAGATAAAGCTGGTGACGGTACAACTACATCTACTTTATTAGCTAGAGAAATGATCAAAGATGGTTTACAACATTTAGCTAATGGAGCTAATGCTGTTGAAATTAAAAGAGGAATTGATAAAGCAGTAAAAGAAGTTGTCAATAATTTAAGAGAAAATCTATCAGAAGATATTTCAGATGAAAATCAATTAGAACAAATTGCAACTATTTCTGCTAATAATGATCCTGAAGTAGGTAAGTTAATAGCTACGGCTATGGATAAAGTAGGAGTTGAAGGGGTAGTACATATTGAAGAATCTAAAACAGGTGATACCTATTTGGAAACTGTTGAAGGAATGCAATTTGATAGAGGTTATTTATCACATTATTTTGTCACTAATAATAGTACAATGACTTGTACTTTAGAAGATCCTTACATTTTGGTACTTAATCAAAAATTATCTCAAGTTAAAGACTTATTACCTATGTTAGAAGCAGTTTCTAACACTAATAAATCATTACTTATTATAGCTGAGGATGTTGATAGTGAAGCATTAGCAACCCTTATTGTAAACAAAGCTAGAGGTACAATTAAAGTTGCTGCTGTTAAAGCACCTGACTTTGGTGATAGAAGAAAATTAATCTTAGAAGACATAGCATCAGTAACAGGAGGTCAAGTATTTGATAAAGATAAAGGAATGAAACTTGATAAATTTTCTTGGGAATGGTTTGGTGAAGCTCGTACTGTAACTATCTCAAAGGAAAAAACAACTATTATTGATGGTAAAGGAGATGAAGAATCTGTTAAACAACGTCTAGAAGAACTTACTACCCAAATTGATAAAGCACAATCTTCATTTGAAACTGAAAAGTTACAAGAAAGATTAGCTAAAATGGCTGGTGGTGTTTCTATTATTCATGTTGGAGGTTATACTGAAACTGAAATGAATGAAAAGAAAGATAGAGTTGATGATGCTTTACATGCAACCAAAGCTGCTATTGAAGAAGGTATTGTACCTGGAGGAGGAGCAGCTCTATTATATGCAAGAGAAGCAATACCAGTTTCAAGTAAATGTAATAATTGTATAGGGGCTGATATAGTTTATAATTCATGTGGTAAACCTTTTGAACAAATTTTAGTTAATGCTGGTAAAGATTCAGTTGAAGCCCAAATGATAGGAAAATACAATTTAGTAGATTCAGGTAATGATACATGGGCGGGATATAATATTAAAACTGGAGTAGTTACTGATATGAAAAAAGCAGGTATTATTGATCCTACTAAAGTAACTAGAACAGCACTTGAAAATGCTGCCTCAGTAGCAGGAACTGTATTACTTACAGAATGTATAGTTGTTGATGAACCTAAAGAAGAAAATAACCAACCACAATTAGATCCATCAATGATGGGGATGGGCATGTAATATGGAAATAAAAGAAACTGAACATAATAAGCTTATTGCTACTAGAGTACCACCTGGAGACAAGTGGACTCTAGTAGATGATAAGAAAAAGGTAGTACATGAAACTTTAACTGATACTTTAGAGGCACATTTTAAATCTACAGGTAACCCTTGTGAATTTAGATTATCTCCTTTAGATAGTAAGTTATATGCTATTGAAACTCACCAATATGAAGTCCCTGAAGAAAAACCTAAAGAATTTAGTATGTATGGGGAATTTAAACAAGGAAGATAATTTGGATTCCTTAATAAAAGTTATTATATTTACAATATGAAAAATCATAGTTTACTAGTTGAAAAATATAGACCTACTAATATAGATAATTATGTAGGTAATGAAAGTATTAAAAATACTATTAAAAGTTATATTGACCAAAATGATATTCAAAATTTATTATTTTATGGTCCTGCAGGAACTGGGAAAACTACATTAGCTAAATTAATTGCTAAAAATATTGATTGTGATCTATTATATATTAATGCTTCAGATGAAAGAGGTATTGAAACTATTAGAGATAAAGTATCAGGATTTGCTAGTACAATGTCTTTCAAAGCATTAAAAATTGTTATTTTAGATGAAGCAGATTTTTTAACTATAATGGCTCAAGCATCTTTAAGAAATGTTATTGAAACCTTTTCACGTTCAACTAGATTTATATTGACTTGTAATTATCTAGAAAGAATTATTGACCCTTTACAATCAAGATGTCAAACATTAAAAATAATACCTCCAGATAAATTAGAAATTGTTAACCATTTAATGAAAGTTGTAAATAAAGAAAAAATTAAATGTAGTGTAAATGATTTAGAAACTATTACAAATAACAATTACCCTGATGTACGTAAAATGCTTAATACTATACAGGTATCTACCGCAAATAACACATTAAAATTAGATACAGACACACTAATAGGAAGTAATTATCAAGATCAAATATTAGAAGAATTAAAAACAAAAAAACCAAATTGGAGAACAATTAGACAAATAATAGCAGATTCTAATGTTAAAGATTTTGAAGGATTTTATCGTTTTCTTTACGATAATAGTAGTAAATATGCTCCTGGAAAGGAAGGTATGATAGCATATTATGTAAATGAATACTCATACCAATCAAATTTCAGAATAGATAAAGAAGTAAATTGTATGGCTTTAATATCTAAAATTATAGAAACAATTAAACCAAATATTATTTAAAATTATTAATTATGCAAAATGGAATGCAACAACCAAACATTGATTTAAAAAACACAACCGCTATTGAAACAGAAGATGGAGGAAGAATATGGCAACAAGGAGCTTTATTACGTAAAGTATCTAAATTTGTAACAGGAACTGACTCTGATGCTGTTATGCCTATCCCTGTTTTTTATGATCCTGAAACAAATAAAATTTTAGAAGATTCACTTCCAAAAGAATTAAGAGAGGAATATAAGGATGTCCTTGTTAAATCCTAAAAATATTTTTGAATGGCTAAATGAACTTACTGATAAAAAGTCAAGTTTAGATAGTTTTGAAGAAAGTGCTTGGGGAACTTTTAATGCCTATATGGTACATAGATTTGTATCAATGTATCAAGGTTATATTGAAATCGCTAACCTAGCACAAAAATTTTCTCCAACAGATAAAAAA